TCTCCCGTGCCGAACATGAAGCCGAAGGATGAAGGGCTACTCCAGGCCAAGCCAGTCGTTTCCGAGGAGGCGGCGGTAAGGACGAGGCCGTCAGAGCCAACCGCCTTGCGGATAGGGTCGGAGCCGTCGTGCGCGAGGACGTCGCCCTTTGTAGTCGTGAGGCTCGCCCATTTGACGCCCGTCGCTTGGCCGCTATCGGCCATGAGGACTTGATCGTTAGTCCCCACGGCGATCCTAGCGGGAGTGTTTGCGCCGCTCGCCCCGTAGATATCGCCCTTCGTCGTGACGACGTTGATGCGGCTATCGTTGCCTTGGACGACTTTGTTTGCCGCGTTCTCCCCGGAGGTTGCAAGCTCAACGACGCCTTCGGCGGCATCCGTGGCGCTGTTGACCGTGAGGGTTCGATTCGCGGAGAGGTCAGCGCTGCCGCCGCCATCGATGCGGAGGGGCGCGGTTGTGGTGATCGTGCGCGTGGTTGGCACCCCACCGCCGCCAGCTCCAAGCCTGGGATCATCCGCCTGAACCGCCGCGCCCGGAGTCTCGGCGTTGTGTTCCGCGAGGAATACTTCCCCCTGCTTGGAGGTTGTCGCCTTAGGACGGAAGGCTGGCGGCTGGCGCTTCACTTAGCACCAAATCCATCCATGCATACCAGCGTGCATTCCAGTAGCCGAGTCTGACCCATACCAGCTAGTCGTCCCGGTCGCCGCAGAGAACTCGCACCAAGGGAAGAAGTGCCTTCCTAGGAGCGTATTCGTGTAGTGAACGCGGTGGGACGCTAGGGCGCTCGCCGGCCAGTTACCGCCCTGTGTTGGGTTATCCGCGATCGCGTTGGTAAAGGTCGCGTTAACCGCGTCTACTCCGATGGTCACATACCTAGTGACGTTCGCGTTCGTGTTGGAAGACATGGCGATCAACTCAATGTCCACCGCGTCCTCCGCTACACCGCATACCAAATCAAGCTGGTTCGCCGCATCCCCGTTGGCCTGCCTGAGTACGGCAGTCGTGTAGCTCCAACCGATGTCATTCTCCTTGACCTGCATCGGCTTGCGAACGCGGTTGTAAAAGTTCCACAGGTGCCTCCCTGTGGTGCGGTCCTGCGTCTGGTTGCTGCCGTTCGCGTAGAAGGTGCCAACGTATCTGCGGGTTAGAGCCCCAGTCTTGCAGTAAACGCCATCCTGGAGCGCCAGAGCCGTGGCCCGAGTTGTCGTATTCGTCCAGGCCGTAGTCTCTAGCGTCAGCGTGCCGCTGTTGTCGTAGACCCAGACATCGTAGACGCTGCCGGATGTAGCGGTGAGGGCAAGGCTGATCTCAGTGAGGGTATGCAGCTTCCAGCGCGTACCGTTGTAGAGGGCGATCTTATTCCCCCTGTAGGGGGTCAAATAGATCGTGCCAGCCCCCACGTCCGCCGTCGTCACGGGGGTTGCGGAAGTCAGCGTGAGCCTAGCCTGAAAGAGTTGCGCGATAGCCGCGTCCGCTAGGTCGTTGACACCGATGTTGCCACTAGTGCCATCAATGCCGAGCGTCGTCCGGATGGCGGAGACAGAAGCATCATCAAGGATCGTCTGAGCCGCAGCGGACACCCCAAGGGTTGTCAGTACCCCACCAGCCGTTGTGTCGTCAACGATGGTCTTCGTGAACGTGGTGAAGCCGAGGGCATCGAGGACCGCGCCAGCGTTTGCCGATTCAACGATGGTTTCCCCGATGCTCGTCACCGAGAGGGAGCCCGAAGGCACGGAAGAAGACGCCGTAGGATTCCCCGATGAGTCGAAGGACAAAACCTTACTGGCCCTGTCCGTTGCATCGGAGATCGTGGTCTTTGTGCTGGTCGGCGTCTCCTTCCACGGGAGCTTAAGCGCCCGCTTCTGATCCTCCTCAAGCCTGATGATGCGCTGAGAGAGGCGGTCGATAGCGGTCTGGAGCTGCGCGTTGGTGACGCGCCCGCTGTTCAGGAAAGAGGTGGAGTTGTTGAGGGCTGGCTTGAGCCGGATGGTCAGGCTATAGCCGCTCGTCAGGTTGTTCCACGGGCTCAGTAGGGTAATCGAGCCACCCGCCGAGTCCCCCACTCCGCTCACCGTGTAATGCGTGGTCTTCGTGAGCGTGGTATCCGTGTCGGAGGTGTTTGTGACAATCACCTCCAAGTCGTCATCATCCTGGATGTAGAAGCCGTAGTTGAACGTGGACGTCGCGCCGTCGCCCGTATAGCGGTTGATCCCGGTTTCGCTTGGGACGGTCATTTCTTACCTCTTCCTCGTTTTCTTGAAGTCTCCGCCGAAGCTGGAGATCCATTCGTCATCGGTCAGGCCGTCGTCCCGCTTCTCGTACTTGTCGCTGTGGTCCTTTGGCGGCTCCTGCCTACGGAACTGCTGATAGCCGTAGGCCCCCTGGAGGAGATCGCGGCCGGCCTGGAGACCGCCAGAGACGGCGGACATACGGGCGTTGAAGCGCCCAGCGTCACGGGCATTCCTGCCCGCTCGACGCATTCCCGTCGCCTCAGCCCGAAGGCCCCACGCCTTGCGCCAGGTGTCGTTCGTGACCGCCTCTCTCTCCAGAGCCCCGAATTCCGCCGTCTCTCCCGCGAGCGCCTGGACGGAGCCTGAAGCGACATCCACGCCGCTACCGCCCGCCGCCGCACGCTGCGCGGAGAGGAGTTGCTTAGTTTCCAAGCCCTTCATGGCCGCCGCCCTCTCGCCCTGACGCTCCACGTCCTTGGCCCGGAGGTCCAAAAGGGCGGCGTTGTCTTTCGCCACCTGATGCTCGTAGTTGCCCTGAAGCCTCTGGGCGCGGCCTTGCACGTAGCCCTGAGCGCCAGCACCTAAGGCGCTAGTGCCCTGGGCGGCAAGGAAGAGGTTGCCCATGGCGGCCGGGGAAATACTCATTCGCTTGCAACCTCCACCATGCGAATTAGGGACAGTAGGGTAAGGGGGCGGGGATCAAGATGCCGAATGACCGCCCGCCCGTGATCGGTCCACCTTCCGCCGGGAAGATTGACCTGGACAAACTCGGTGAGGAGGGGGATCGGGTCGTCCGCGTCCTCGTCGTCTAAATCGCGCTCCGCCGAGCGATAAAGGCCCTGGGTAGGCCCTGTGTAGTTGCTCGCCTCCTCATCGGGTAGAGCTTCGCCGGCCCAGAATGCCAGGCTGTCCTTCAGGTAGAGGCCAACCCCAACCACCTTCTTCCTGCGCCCGTAGAGCGTGCCCTGAGGGAACTCGATGTCATGCGGCTCCAGGTCGGCCTTGAACGGTAGGCCGACGTGGAGGACGGCGTAGAAGTCCTCAAACGTGGCCGCGCCGCTCGACACCGTGACCGCCGTGGAATCCGTGTAGGCGTTCGCCGCCACGAAGCCGTCGCCCAAGGCGGAGACGCTTTGCCCCTCAAGATGCCTGAGGCCAGACACCTTGCGCACCGCCGACGCCCAGCGGGTCGTAGAGGCGGCGCGGAGAGCGGTCGGCACGGGGCGATCCGGCCTGACCGAGACAATCGTCGCTCCCGTGTAGCCCGTCACCGTGCAGCGGACCACGTTTCCGCTCGAATCCCACAGGAAGAACTTTCTTGACGTGGCATCCGTACCCACGTCGGAGCTGAGGAAGGTTGAGCTTGAGGCCGTGAGGGTGAGCGTGTCAGCCTCCGTCCAGCCGCCGCCTGAGGTCAGCGTCATCGTGGCGCTGCCTGTGTTAAGACCGTTGTAGGTGACGATGGAGTCCACCATGGGGGCTTCCATCTGCCAGTCTGGACCCCACCAGGTGTAGCGATCGCGCACGTCCTGGTTGATGACCCGCTCCTTCATGCGCTCGATGTAGCGCACGGTCTGGCCGTTCACCGTGCGCTTAACAATGAGGTAGACAGCGTTTTCCCCGCCCGTCACCGCCGAGTCGTTCTCGGGGACGCTGGAGACTTGCTCCACCACGGGGTCGCCCGAGCTGAACGTGCCGCCGAGCGTATGGGGATGCCAAGCCAGTAGGCTCACTTCCGGGCAGTAGGTAAGCCCGAGGAGCTTCCCGTCCGAGCGGACAACCCATAGGAGCGAGTCGGGGATCTTGGCGAAGTCCATGTCCCTGACACTGTAGCCCCTAAAGAGATGGGAGGCTTTCAGGGTGACATCCTGGCTGGTGTAGCTATCGCGGTCGAAGTCGTAGAAGAGGCTGCGGATGACGTTGCCACGCGCCTGGACATAGAGGATGTCGTTGTCGATGACCACGGGACGCACATGGCTTGCGCCATGGCCCGTGTAGGGGCGGGCGTTGATGGCGCTTGGGATGAGCGTCCCCGAGGAGTTGCCCTCGATGGCCCACTCAGACGAGCCCGTAAGGGCGATGAGGCGACGGAGGGAAACCAGGTGGATGATCCTGTTTACTTCCGTGCTGGCGAGGGTGAATTCAACGGGATCCGCGTCCCCAAGAGGGGTATGAGTCGAGAAGTTGTCGTAGGCCCCCGTCTGGGAGGCTTTCACCGTGTCAGGCTCGTTATCGCTTCCCCCGTAGACGACGCGCTGCTGGTGAAGCGTCACAGCCCCCGCGTAGTTCCCCGTGCCACGGAATTCCTCCTGGTACTCAGGCACGCCCTGGGACGTGTCGGGGGTGATGTTGGGGTCGGAGAAGGTCGTGGAGCTGGAGTAGCCGATGAAGCCCCAAACACCGTAGAGCTTGCGGTAGACGGCGTAGCGGGTAATCCCGCTCACCGCCGTCCAGGTGATGACGTGCGGGGCGGCTGTCGTAGGTTCGTTCGCGTTGGTGATGACGTCGCTTGTGCGGAAGGAGCTGCCGCCGCTCGTGTAAGCCGTATATCCGCTCGTCCCGTCGATGCCGACGAGATCGAAGTTGTTGGCGTCAGCCACGGAGATAACGAACCGCCTATCATTGAGTTCCGTGGTGCCTGAGATCCCAGACAGCAAGACCTCTTGGCCGCTTGTATAGCCGTGCGTGGCGGCTGTAATCCGAATGGGGTTGTTGAGGGTGATCGCCGTGATTGTCTTCGCGGCCTCCACCCCCGCCAGGCTTTCCTCCCCGGAGGCGGCCACGCTCGTCACGGTGTACTCGTAGGTGAGTCCGCCACCGGAGCCGCCCGCCGTCACCGAGAGCGCCGTAGGCCCGGAGACGCTAGGCCCGTAGGAGGCTTCCGCCAGAGTCCAAGACGTGTGCGACGTCCTCGACAGCTTCCTGGTCGTGTAGCTCGGATGCGTGATGTACATGACATCCGCGCTCTGGCTGAACTTGAGTTCCTGTAGGTCGCTCTCTTGGTAAGGCGAGGCGATCTTGTAAACCCGAGCCACGCTCCCGCCGCTAGAGTAGGCGGTGTAGTTCGTGGAGTTGACCGCGTTCCCGTGGACGTCCTTGAGGCTAAGAGTCGTGGTGGAGGGCGTCTCCACGATGTAGCGCCCGCCGTTGAGTTCCACCATTCCGACGATGGACGAGATCTTGACGTGATCGCCGGCGGTCAGGCCGTGAGCCGTGGACGTGGTGATAACGCAAGGGTTTGCCTGAGTCGCCCCGGTGATCGTAAGGGAAGTCTCGGTAATCCTAGCCCCAGCCCGCACAAACTCCATGTACTCATGCCCGGCTTCGACGATGTAGGTGTCGCCTGAGGAGGCGGAGTAGATGAACTTGATGAGGCGCTTTTCGGTACTGGGCGAGCGGCACTCGTCCACGTGGACCGTGAAGGGGCGCGTCTGGGTGGCTGCCTCCTTCGTGATAATGAAGTTGTCCATGTGCCGAGCCGAGTAGGGGAAGTCCTCGATCTCGGGGCGGGCGAAGAGATAGGGGGAGACTAGACCCCTCGCAAAACCCCTGTTCGTGACGGGAGATACCTGGTTCGCCACCCGTCTCTCCTAGCTGATCGTGTAGCCGTTGCCGTAGGCGGTCCAGCCTTGGCCCGTGCGATACGTGCCTGTCCCTCTACGGGCGCGGATGCCGGGAGGATCCTGCGGGATGAAGCGCTCCCCCTCGTTGGCCGCCGCCGCCATAGCCGAGGACAGAGCCTGTTCGTACATCCGCTCAAGATCGACGCCCTGCCTGGCATCCCCGGAAAGGCGGGGGGCGGCCATCATTCCGGCGCGGAGGGCGATGGCTTCCACCAGCTTGTCGGGGAGGTGCCCTTCGTCGGGAAGAACGATGACTTCCGCCTCCGCGCTCTCCTCATCCGTCAGGACCAAGCGCCCGGAGGTATCCGAGCTGATCCTGAAGGGGCAAGCGCTGGACTCCGTGGGTTGGCGGTCCCCGCCGTCTTCGGGCTGAACCCGGACGAGCTTGAGCCAGGTGGAGCCGTAGCGGTAGGCATAGGTCCAGTCGTTCGAGTACGGGGAGGAAGCCGAGCCGCTCACCAGGCCCATCTCCTCGATGCGCCGGCCGACGGGCCAATCAGCTTCAGACAGCACGTAGCCGATGGCGAGATCCAAGACTTCGCGGATGGCGCTCGCCTCCCCGCTCGTATCGGTGTCCACGTCGGAGATCGCGGCTTTCACGCCGCAAGCGCCGAGGGCGCGGTTGGCGATATCCGTTCTGCTGAAAGGCAACTAACACCCCTCTCCGCTAGTAGGTCACCATGAGGTAGGCGTCCAAGTCTTGCGTTCCGCCGCCACCCGATGTGCTTGGGCGCACGTAGCGTGGAAAGTCCTCGACCTGTTCGGCCCCAGCGGCGGTCTTGGAGATGGCGTTGCCCTGGGGGTCCGTGAGTGTTACCCAATTCGTGTTGTCATTCGACCCCTGGAGAACGATGGTCGCGGAGTCAAAGGTTCCAACGAACTGAACAAACATGGACTTCGCCCCAGCAACTTGCACGGCGCTTCCAGCCGCGTTCGCTGAGGTGAGCGCTTCCCACAAAACGACGCTGCTATTTCGACCGGCAAACGTCTTGACGGCCAATGGGACGGCAGTAACATCCGCCATTCGTTATTCCTTTCCGTCCTGCTTTCTCTTGTTAAAAGCCTCAACCTTGGCCTCGGCGTACTTGCGCTCCTCGGGCGTGCCGTCCTTGAACTGCATCCAGCGGGGAGAGAAGTCCTCTTTCTTGAGGAGAGGAAACGGCTTGCCAGCCGCCGGGATAGGGCTCCGAGGGTCAGGGTAGCCAGCGGGATACTTCCTCTCCGCGTCTCCACCCTTGCCGTAGAAGCCCTTGCGCGTAGCCACCACCAACATGAGAAACCCCTTTCGTTAAGAGGGGGGAGGGATGAGCCACAAGGCCCACCCCTCCCCCGAGTCAACTAGGAAATCGTGTACCCGTTCGCGTAGACCTTCTCCTGCTCAGGAGCGTCCGTCAGGTACGCCGTGAAGGAGCCCGTCGACAGGTCGCCGTTCGCCACGGTGTACTTGAGCTGCATATAGCGCTCCGCCGTGGTGAACTGCGCGAGCGGGACGACGAACTTCGTCCCCGCCGCCGACACCGCCGAGAAGGTGCCGATGGTCTGGGCCGTGGTCGCGGACGAGAAGCCCGTGTTGTCGTCCGTCTCCACCGTCACCGCCACCGTCGAGTTCGAGCTGGCGTCGGTCATCGCGGTCACGCACTTGACCACCACGTACAGCGGGCGGCCAATCGCGATATCCCGAGCGGCCAGGAGGTCCATGTAGTTCGTGGACGCGGCCGTCGCGGTGATGGCCTGAGCGTCCGAGAACTTGTTAAGGGCGTCGATCATCGCCATTTGTCTTGTCCTTTCTCTTTCTCAGTCACTCATCCGTTAGGAAACGGCCGACTCCGACTCGGTCAGCTTGTCCACCAGGCGGATCGGAATGCCACGGAAGGCCGGGAGCTTCTTGCCAGCCACTTCCGCGTACCCGAGCTGCCCGCCCGCCTGCACGTCGTCCCGGCCCTGGATGTCAAGCATCTGCATGACCGAGCGGTTGACGTAGAAGCGAGCGCTGGACGAAGCCTGACCATCCGGCAGACGGTGGATCATCTTGATCATGATGTCGAAGAGATCCGCCGCGCCGGACTTGGCCACCAGGTTGGAGATGTCGATGTTGCAGCCGCGAACGATCCGACGCCAATCCTGGACCGCGATGCCGCACTTCCAGAAGAGGTAGACCTGGTAGGCCAGGAGTCTAGCGCCCGCCGAGCCCACGCCGGCCGTCGTGTCGACGCTCTGGAGGCCACGGTTGATTTGCTCCAGGCCCGCCTTCGAGCCGCGCGGATAGATGCCGTAGACCTTGCCGACGCCCCAATCCACGAGCCAGATGGACGAGTTATCCGTGGACGAGCCGCCGCCGCTCACGATGTTCTCGCCCGTGGTCCCCGTCAGGCTGTTGAAGCGCGGGGCCAGGCCCGTGAACTCGGTTGGAACAGTCGCGGCGTTGCCGTAGAAGAGGGTGTCCGAGAACTCCTGCCCCATCGCCTCGATGTGGGGAGTCACCTCGCTGTCGATGTTGGCCTGAATCTGGCCGTTCTTCTCGGCCACGTTCTTGTCAACCTCGACAACCGCGCCCATGATGCCGCAAGCGTCGCGGCTCTGGGCCGTCGAGCTAACCGTGGGCGTGATGCCCGTATTGAGGTTGATCCAGGAGATCGACGGGAGCGAGGTGCGCAGCGTATAGACGTGCGATTCGCCGTCGTTGGCCTCGACCCAGGGGACGTCATCGAGGACCTGGTTGGTCTGGTTCAGCAGCTCACCGATGGGAGCCGCCTTGCCCTGGGGATCAAGGCGCTTGGCGATTTCCGCCAGCGTGAGCGAACCACTCAGCGCGGCCATGAGAAGCCTCCGTATCGCGTTTCCAGCGGAGGCTTGTCTGGCCCTGCGAGGCCCCGGTGACTTTGGGGCGAGGCTTTATCGGGCCGCGAGCGCGGGAGATCTTGTTATGTCACACGTTCTTGTCTACAAACTCCTTCAAGCGAGCGACCGTAGAGATCAGCCCCTTGAGAAGCCGGGTCAACATATCCAGCTCTTTCCTCAAGTTCGCCTTCTCCAAGTCGCTCATGCACTACCCCTGCACCTGCTGAAGTTCCGAAAGCGGGTACATCAGGTCCAGCCTCGACTTCTCCGCCGGCGCGGCCGACGTGGTGGAAGTCACGATCTTGTCGTCACGGCGAGCCGTGGCGAGGGGCCACAGGAACTTGATGAATTCCTTGTTGTTGAGGTATCCCTGCGCCTCGACGTAGGCACGCAGCTCCTTGCCCATATGGGCGTCCACGAGGCGCTTCACGTCTTCAAGCACCCCGGGGAGCTTGTCCCCGCCGATGTCGGGATCCTTCACCAACTCGGACTTCCACTGCTCCTGCGTCACCCGCTTCCATTCGGCCATCTTGGCCTCCCGGTAAGCCTTGACCGTCTGCTCACGCTGCTCAAGGATCTTGGACGCCACCTCGGGAGCGATCTTGTTCGCCTTGGCGAACTCGACCACCGAGGCGACATCCGCCTCTCCGAGCAACGAGCCTTCCGCCAACTTGAGGTCGTACTTCACTTCCTCAGCCTTGGCCTCAGGCTTGGACGGCTCGGTCTTTGGCGCTTCGGCGGGCTTCGCGGCTTCCGGCTTCGCTTCCCCCTTGGGCGCTTCCGGCTGCGCCTGGGGCTTCACGTCGCTCTGGCCGCCAGTTCCACCGACAGACGTGGCCGTCATATTCACCACGCCACCAGCGCCACCCGCTACCGCTGTCGGTTGTGTAGCCTGAGCGGAAGCGGTCGCCGTAACCGTCTGAGCGGGAACATCAGCCATTTACTTCCCCCTCCTCTGATACTGTTTCTCGTCCGCCTCATGGGCTTTGACTTCGATCTCCGCCGCGTTGAAGCGATCCTGCTGCATCGTGACCCACGCGCTAAAGCTCGCATGGGCGATGTCGTTGACGATCTCCTGCCCGAAATCCCGGCGTGCGGTGAGGTAGTTGATGCGAGACGACGGCTCCCAGAGGGAAGGGGCATGGACGCCGCTTCGATCCAGGATAACGTCCAACACCTCGCGGCCCGCTTGGGTCGCAAGCACGGCCTTGAGCGACGTGAAGTATCTCTCCATGCGCTCTTTGGCGCGCTTCTCGCAGCCGGGACATTCGCGGGGATCGTGCATTACGCGATCCGGGTAAACCTCGCGGTCGAGCCCACAAGGACCGTCGTGGTGTCAGCGTGGCTCGTCTCCTGCGCCATCTGCACCGCCACCGTGCCGGCCGCGTTGACCACCAGCGTGCCCTTCACGATGACCCGCAGATACGCCGCCGCCTTGCTGTTGAACTTGAGGTCCGCGTCAGTCGTGGTCGTGTTCTGCGAGCCCTGCGCAACGCCAGAGGCGGAGAAAGCGGTAGACTGACACTGGATCGAGGTCAGCGTGGCCGTCGTAAACTTGAGCGCAACGCCAAGGCCGCCGTTCGTGGTCATGGTCGTCTGGAGGTCGATTTCAAAGTCGTAGACCCCCGAGGCCACGAGAGAGAAGCCCGTCAATCCGGTGATGTTCGCCAGCGTGGTCGTAGACTGTGCCGTGGTCGCGGTTGAGCAACGCTTGATGTCGCTGTCAATCGCCCCCGTGATCGTCTTGTTGGTGAGCGTCTGAGTGCCAGCCGTGGTAACGACTGTGCCCCCCTCCAAGCCCGTCGCGGTCAGCGTGTCAGCACCAGACTTCCCCTCTGTGAGCTTGATGAACTTGTCGGCCATAAGTCTCCCCTTCTCCTATCTCACCGCGCTAGGCGGCATCTCCCATCGCACTAACAACATCCGTAAGAGCGTTCTTGCCATCCGTGGGCGCTTGGGCCAAGTTCTTAGCCGATTGCGTCATCGCGGCCACGTTCTCCATCATCTGCTTCTGTTGCTGGAGCTTGGCCTGGGCCGCTTCAATCTCAGCCACCTGCTCATCGCCACGAATGATGCGCACCGGAGCGCCGGCCGCCTTCGCCTTCTCATCAATGAGCTGGTAGACGTCGAGCTTGTTCCAGACTGAGGAGCCCGGGCCTTGAGCCGTGGCGATGTTGATGGCCGTTTCGAGGACACGATCAATCCCGCCCATGTTGACAGAGCGCATGGCCTGGGCCATCGTGGAGACGTACTCCACCTTGACGGGCTGGCCTTCAAGCTCCTCGGGGATAGGCGGTAGCTTGCCCTGCTTGTAGAGGTAGGCGAACAGGCGCTGGATAAATGGATTCAAAACCCTACGGTTGTAGCGGTTCAGCACCCCTACAAGCTGGACAAGTTTCTCTTCCTGTCGAGCGGCGATCTCGGTAGCGGTGCGCTCCCGAGGATCCAGGTGATCGAGCATCCGGAAGACGTCCACATAGAACGCCTGCTGGATGTTCTTCTTCATTTCGGTGATGTGGTCCATCACCTCGAGCAAGCGGGCATCCTGCTCATAGAGCTTGCGGATGCCGCCGCGCTGTAGATCCGTGTCCTGCACCGCCGTATGGCCGCTGGGGAGGTGATTGACTCGCAGGAACTTGGTCCAGGGAGGCCCATAGGTGGGCGGGTCAACCATCTTGTCCAGCGCCGTGGTCTTCTTGAGCTTCCAGTGCTGAAGCTCACGGTTGTCCGGGAGGGACATGAGCCCGGGGCAGCGAAGGCCGTAGACGTCATCGCCGGTGACGTGCCACTGGAAGACAAAGGCGGGGATCTCGTCGTAGCCGCTTTCCCGGAGATACTTCCCTTCGTCCATCATCGCGGCGGCCGATGAGCCGCGCACCGAGGATGTGCCGCCCAGCTCGAAATAGCAGCTCTTAAACCGCTTCTCTTGAGAAGTGCGGTAGTTGGGATTCCAGTCGGGATTCGGCATCACGATATGGCCGACATCCACGTAGGTCTGATACCGCCCGTCATCCCAAGCCTGCTTCACGCGGTCGCTGAAGTTGCTCCAGTCGTAGGAGCCCGTCTTCGTGAGCCGGCCGAACATCTCGACCACGTTGCGCACGGTCATCCTTATCTTGCGGTAGATCGTGGAGAGATCGCCTTTGTGGTCCTTGGCGATCCACCACTGACCCATCGGGATGACGCGGCAGTTCACCGTGAGGTCGTAGTCCTCCTCCATCCAGAAGAGGCCATTAGAGAACTTGATCGTGTAGCCGTAGAGGTCTTGGAAGGTTTCGTAAACGCCCGCGTCCTCAATGGTGTCGAGCATGATGCGGGCCACGTCGTCATACCAGACCGCCGCGGGGCCGTACTCGGCAAGGTCGGGATCCCCACCCGGCTTGAGCTTGATCCACGGCTGGGAGGGATTGGTGACGTTGGCGATCAGGCCGTTTTCGCACGCGATGAACGCCTGGTCGGCGGAGGAGTCGAGGATATGATCGTTACGGAACGTGTCCTGGTCCTGGTCGGTGAGTTCAAAGCGACACATCCCCGGGACAAGGTGACGGTCGATGTCCCGCCAAATGGCTTCACGCGGATTGCGGATGGCTTCCAGGTCCGCGATCAGCGCGTCAACCGATCTCTTGTCGAAACCGTAAGCCATCTACTTCCCGCCTCCCAAGCTTGCCACTCCGGGGAAGTAATCGGCGGGGAGGCCAAGGGGTCCGGTGAGTTGTGTCTGCTTGCGGCCAAGACCGGAAGCCTGGGAGCGGAGGCGTTCCCTGGACTCCTTGGCGGCCATGCTCGCCTGTTCCTGGCGCTGCTTCTCAGCCAACTCCTCACGGATGCGCTTCTGCTCGTTGGCTTGGGCGTCGGAGGCGTCCTCGGCACGCTCGGCCTGCTGGTTGGACGAGTAGACCGCAACGCCCGTGCTGGCGGCGGAAGCGGCAAGGCCGCCAACCACGGCAAGAGTGGTGAGCGTGGCTGGCTCCATCGGCACATGGCCGAAGCCGCTAGGAGCGCCCATGATCTTCAAACACCACCCCCAAGCGTGCGGTACGGCCCGTTGGCGGGGCCAACCGAGAGAATGCTGGATAGCCTCTGCGCGGAGCTAAGAGTGGGATCCCCGCCACCCATCGAAGTGGGCAGCTTGTTTCCCTGCCGCATGAGCTTCGCCGCGTTAGAGAGGCCCTGAAGCGTCTCGCGCTCACGAGCCTCGGCCTCAGTCGCCTGACGCGCCCAGAGCGCACGGTGCCTGGCGCGGCGCTCCGCTTCCCGCTCTCTACGCAAGGCCATTAGGCCACCTCCCGAAGATCGCGGATGTAGCCGCAATCCGAAGGCACGTAGCCGATGTGTTCAAGAAGCCGCCCGTAGGGGCGCTTGGGCGTGTCCGCCCGATGGACGATGTGGAACCCTTCCGCCTTGAGCGTCAGATCCATGTAGATGATGAACCGAACGGGCATGATGCCCCGATAGGAAGGCAGCACGTAGAGGGAGTCCTGCACGGCCCACTTGAGCTTTCGGTAGTGGGAATGACCCGGGCAGGCGTTCACCACGCAGTAGCCGACAAGCTCTTTGTTGTTGCGGCAAGTGAACACGCGCAGGAAGCCGCAGGCCTCCAGCTTCTTGTAGTCCTCCACGTTGAGGTCGAAGTCCTCATCGGGAAGGCAGCCAACTTCGTGGTGATGCAGCTTGGCAAGGGCGGGGATCTCCGCCTCGATAGCGGCGACCGTCTCCTTGGCGATGTGCGTCACGCCCGCCCTACTTTCCAAGGCGGAGAATTGCGGTAGGTGTTCCAGCCGCAGTCCAAGCACATGGCCGCTTCACTCTGGGCAAATTTCATGAAGCGAGGGGCGGCATCGCGGAAAAGTTGGATGTTGGAATGACCGGATTCAGCGAAGTGGCAATTAGCGGCGAGGTCGACGTTGCGGGACTTGAAGCTGCGCTGAGGTTTGACGCTGAGCTTGACTTCGTACAACCTCTGCCTCCCCGCTCGATGCAGCTAACTTACGCCTAGCATTGGCGAATTGCAAGTGCAAAATGCGAATTTAGGCAAAATGCGAATCTTCGATTTAACGCGTCCAGGATAGCCGGGTGTGATTTTAGGCGTTCGGGTCAGCTATGACGCGCTGGCGGGCAAGCTAGGGCCATTGTTAAGCGTTTGTTAGCCTTTAGCCCTACGCTTGTAGACCTTGAGCTTGCCTAGGTCAAAGTCCGCTTTCTCGATGCACTCGCCGCAGACGTGCAGCATCCCGCCTAGCTCCACAAGGTTGAAGGAGAATTGAGCGGGGTTCTCCTTACACTCCTCGCAGCGCTGAAGCACCCCTCACCCCCGACAGAGACGAGACGAATACATGACAGGACGTGACAAGCGGCGTTTTCACGCCGCTTTCGCGCCGCGCCAGCCTAACAGCCGTTGACTTCCAGCCAATCGTTGCACCACCAGCAGATGCCATGCGTCTCAGCGCTCTGCTCCTCGCTGATCTCCCGCCCGCATTGCCAGCAATGAAGCTCTCGGCTCATGGCTACCTCCAATCCAGCCAGCCATCCCCGTATTCTGGGTACTTCCTACGGACTTCATCGCAATTGCTCTGGTAGCACTCAGCGCAAAGCCCGCCAGCGATCTCACCTTTGCGCTGATCCGGCGTAAGGGGGCGCTTGCATTGGAAGCACTCACTGCACTCTTCGGGGTGAAGAACCCAGTAGCATCCATCCTCGTGATTCCAGACGTGGATTGCTGGGATGCCAGTAGTGCCAAACCACATCCCATGCTCAGCTTCGAAGCGACTCTGAAGGGCTCTGATGTCAGCGAGAGTCACGTACTTGTTTGGCTTCAACGCCTTACCCTCCACTGGCTCACATCCGTAGGCGTGTAGACGTTCTGCCCGCCATCCTTGGCGTACGGGTTGTAGGTCTGCTGCGGCTGCATGGGGGAGTAGCCGAAGCTTACGGCCTCCTCCTCTCGCATCTTAGTCATGACGGGATAGGCGAAGGTGAGTGCCAGGCTATCGGCAATGTCGGGGCTACAGCCGATGCGGTCCTTCACGTCCTTCTTGCTTTCGAGCTTTAGGCGCATGGCCGCGTTGTCGTTGGAGTAGGTCGGAGCGCACATTTCTGAGATCAGGGCCGTGTCGTTGGGGATCGCGCCTTCTTTCAGCCAGTCCGCCATCTTGAACCACATTTCGGCGCGGCGATTGACGAAGCGCTCACTGTCAGGCGTGGAGGCGAAGTTAACGGCCATCACGGGGAAGCCCAGCTCAGTCAGCCGGCTCACTACTTCCCCGCCATAGCCACCCGTGCAATCCACGAAGGTCATCTCCGCCTTGTGGCGCTGGATGGCCTGAGCCACCTTGCCCGCAAAGGTCTTTTCGGGGAGGCCCGCGTAGACCTCAGGTGCGAAGGCTTGCAGCCCCTTCCTCGGGAAGATGCTGCACCTATCGCCCCCCTCCCAGGCCACGTCTACCCCAAGAACCATTGGGGCGAACTCGTAATGCCGTAGCTCAATCCTGCGCTGCGCGGCGGCATTGGCCGTGTCGAGGCTGATGAGTGTGTTGTCCGTCGAGGCCATGAAGTCGCAGAGCATTTCCTGGCGGTACTCGCGTGGAGTCATCCCGCCAGGGCCCTGCATGGCGAGGAGTTCTTCGGGCGTGTAGATCCCTGTGTCGTTCACCGTGATGAGCCGCGCATACCAATCGGGCTTAGAGGCCGCCGCGTAGTACAGCTCCGAGAAGAGATTGATCCCCTTCGGCGTGCCGATGAACAGCACCCAGCCCTTGCGGTCGGAGATCGCGGGGATGATGACCTCACCCCACAAGCTGCGCTGCATCTGGGCCACTTCGTCCAGCACCACGCCATCGAGGTATTGGCCGCGCAAGCTGTCCGGATTGTCCGCGCCGAAGAGTCTGATCCTGGCTCCGTTGTGCGCGAACTGCACCCACGTCTCAGACTCATTGACCAGCGTGCCTGGAACCTTGTGGGCGTAGCTCTTGAGGTAGTCCCAGGCGATCAGCTTCGCCTGCTTGAGTTCAGGCGCGATGTACCCAAAGCGGCCCATCGGCCTATTGCACTTGAGCGCCGAGTCGATGAGCTTCATGAGCGCAAGCACGGTCTTGCCGGCGCGTCGGTGAATGACCAGGATCGTAAACCGCGCTAGTTGACGAAAGACCTCATCCTGCCACTTGCGAGGCCGGAAGCCGAGGTCATGCACCTGGGTTTGCATCAGCCTTCGGCTCGGGGTCTGGAACCCCAGTCACAATCACGATCTTGATAGGCTGACCATCTTGCCCACCAATCTGCACATCCTTGGGCAACACCTTCCCAAGCAGCGTGCAGAAGGCTTTTGGATCAGTGATGGCGATGCGCTTTAGGTACTCAGCGCCATTGAGATCGTTGAAGGCTTGCTCAATGGCTTCCTTGACGGTCTGGGTGAGTTTATTTGGAGTGCCGGGCGGACGCCCAGCAGGATTGCCAGACTTCCCAGGCTCAAAGCCCACGACTTGTTTCCCCCTGTTGTTATCAACCTAGCTTATACTAGGCAGCAACGCAAGAGGGATAGCTAATATTAATTTTGCGTAGGCGCTAAATGACCATGCTACGAAATCATCGCCCAGTAGACCTTCTGAGCCTTAACGTACTCCCGCCAATCCGTGTTGTTGATCTCGTCAATTCTGCGCTGGCGCTTCGACTCAACCTTGTCCCGTCGCGTCTTGCATCGCTTTGGGTTGTAGCGCCACCTACGCGCCCGGAGCATCGTCCAGAGAACATTTCGGTTGACGAAGAACCATTGAATGGATTGGGCATCCATTACTTATTCTCCGCCTTCCGCTTCTCGTTGCACCTATCGCACAGTGGGAAAATGGATACCTCGCAATCGTCGATGGTCGCAACGGCTTCCTTGCAGACGTAGCACATTAGCGGTTCCATAGATCAAACCTCAAACGCTGCCTTTGGTGTTGGGGTAACGGTACTCGAATCCAGACCTCTCGCCGGGCTTGACCTTGGAATCCCTGATGGTCCGGATCATTCGCTCGGTTGCCCGGTCAACCGCCCTCTGGACCTTCCTCTCCAGCATCATGTCCATGTCCGTGCGTTTCTTGCCTTTAGGCATCAATCACCTCTTCTGTTGCTCCAAGTGAATGTACAGGTGTTCCTGACCAGCGGCCAGCCCGACAATCTCCGCTGGCTTGCGCTTGAAGTCGTACTCCGAGAAGCCTGGCTCAAGGTGGACCCTCAAGCCGCACGGGAAACGCTTCCTGAACGTCTCGGTAGCCCTGACTGGGGCCTCATGCCACTTCCCGCAGGGGCAGACGATAATGGTCATTTTCAGGCTTCCGTCCTTTTCGCCGTGTGGTAGACGGCGCACGCCTGACATACCCCTGGGTCCAAGGGGCCTTTGCCGCCGCAGCTACACATGCGGTTGACCGCTGCCTCCCAAGCTCGAATCTGAAGTTCCAGGCTTTCTTGGTAGTTTTCAAGGCGGGCGATCTCTCGCCCCCGGAGGTCGTAGCAGATGCTACAGACCCCATTCGCCATTTCGTGACCTCTGGTAGTGCAGATCATCGTTTACACCCTCGGATCATTTCCCGCTGTCGATCAGCTCGCCGTGCCACAGGTCACAGAAAGCCGTGAAGCCTGGACGGAGACGCTTGGGAAGCTGGAAGTCCTGGCCCCGAGCCCACCACACGGCCCACCGCCAAAGGCGAACTTGGTATTTGCTCATGACAGTTATCTAGTCCTTGGACCTTTTCCACCAGCGAAACTCAATGCCCAGCGCACCCACCAAGAATAGGCACACAATTGGGGTGAGGCAGATCGCCAGCACCGAGTAGAAGATCGCTTGAGGCCACGTCACTCTTGAGTCCTTTCGTTTGATTTACGCTTCGACTCGTCCTGTTGCCAGCAGCACGGGAGGTTGCATTCGCAGCCGCCCATGTCGCACTCCCTGGCCCAAAGGTCCCCTGGACCCCAGTACCAAGTCCACGGTTGCCATCCGTGGTCATGCTCCTCAGGCATTGCGCTCACTCGCTGGATTCGCGCCTTCCGCAATCAACGCACGCCGTGCCAGGTCTATCATCCGCCACTAAGCAGGGGCAAAAGTCCCTCTTGCACACCCGGCAGGTGAACACCATCAACTTCCACCCAACACCGT